TGATGGCGCTGGGCGACTACCGCTTCGGCTTGTCCACGGCCGCCTATCAGGAACTCAACCGGACCAACTCGTGGCGCTGGCCCACGGTGGACCGCATCGGCGCGCGCCCCGCCTCCCAATTCGTTGGCCCCGGCGAGGACGGCATCCAAATGTCCGGCGTCATTTATCCGCACTTCAAGGGCGGCCTTGGCCAGTTGGACGCGATGCGCGCGGAGGCGGACAAGGGCGAGCCCCTAATCCTTGTTGACGGGACCGGGAAGAATTGGGGCAAGTATGTCATCACGGACATCCGCGAGGGCCAAAAGGTTTTCTTCTCCAACAGCATGCCGCGGAGCCAAGAGTTTGACATCACGCTCCAAGCCTACGGTGAGGACGCAACGGCCGCGGGCTCGGGGCTGAATCTTGACGGCGTAACCCTGCCCACGCTTTCCGTGCCGTCGCTTTCGGATGCCATCGCAAGCATCCCCGGGCTGGACCCGGCCGCGGCCGCCAACCTCGTGGCCGGGAAGGCGATGATGAGCATGCCCGGGCTTCGCAGCCTCATGAGCATGACCACCGCCGGAGTCGACGCGCTTGGCGGCGCCATCAGCACCGTGGCGTCCGTGCTCGGCACCGTGGAGGGCGCCGTGAGTTCGTTGCAGCGCGCCGCCACCGCCGTCCCCAACGCGCTCGCGGCGCTTGTTTCTTCGCCCGGGCTGTCCACCTTCTCGGCGTTCGGAACGGACCTTGGCGGCGTGATTGACGCCGCGAGCTTGGCGGGTGTCGTTCCGCTCGATTCGGTGCTCGACACCATCAACAGCATCGGCGCGGACGCGATTATCCCCCGGCTCGTGACCGACGCGGACCAAGTGACGGCCTTGACGGCGCTGGCGGAGGTCCGCGCCAATGGCTGACACGTTTGAAAGCTACACCACGGCGGATGGTGACATGGTGGACGCCATCGCCTTCCGGCGCTTCGGGACTTCGCGCGCGCATACGGAGCGCATCCTTGACGCCAATCCGGGGCTTGCCGCCATGGGCTCCGTGCTCCCGGCCGGTGTGGTCATCCGCATCCCGGTCCCGGCGGTCCCGGACCGCAAGAAAACCGCGCAAAGGCTTTGGGATTGAGCACGCCCTCCGCGCGCGTGTCCATCAACGGCCGCGACATCACCACCCAGCTTTTGGCGCCGGACAAGCGGCGCATCCTCGTGTCCCTCAGCGTTACCGATGAGGCGGGCATCAAGTCAGACACTTGCACGCTCGTGATTGATAACCGCGGCGGCTTCCCCGCGCCGAAAACCGGCGAACTAATGGAAGTGTGGATGGGATACGAGCCCGAGCCCGAATACATGGGCAAGTTCCGCATTGATGAGTGGGAGAAGAGCGGACCGCCCAACATCCTCACCGTGTCCGCGAAGTCCGCCGAACTCACCACGGAAATCAAGGAAACGAAGCATAAGCCGTGGGATGACACCACACTCGGGAACATCGTGCAAAACATCGCGGGCTCGCACGGGCTCAGTTCCGTCATGACCGGCGACCTTGCGAGCCGGAAGGTTGAGCACATTGACCAGCACGGGGAGTCGGACCTCGCCTTCCTCTCGCGGCTGGCGAAGCGCAACGGCGCCATGTTCAAGCTGGCGGATGGCAAGGTCATCTTCGTGAAGCGTGGGACCAAGTTGCCGTCCGGCAAGGGCAAGACGGAGCGCACGCTCAAGCCCACGGACAATGTGGTTTCGTGGCGGCTACGGAAGAGCGAACGCGGCGAGCACAAGTCCGTCATTTGCTATTGGCATGACCATGACGGCGGACGGCGGAGGAAGGTGACCGCCGGGAGCGGTCACCCGGTGCACCGCGACAAGCGCATTTATCGCACGGAGGAAGAGGCCCGGGCGGCCGCGGAAGGCCAGCTTGGCGACTTCCAGCGGGGCAAGTGCGACTCTTCGCTTGAAATGGGCGGGACGCCGGACTTCTTCGCGGAATCGCTCGTGACGCTGAGCGGCTTTGATGATGACGTGGACGGCACCTATAACGCCAAGTCCGTCACCCACACTTTTGACTCCAGCGGCTACCGCACGAGCGTGGCGCTTGAGGCGTTAGGGGACAGCGAAAGCGACTCTTCGGAGTAGGGCCTCCGTGGCACCGTGCGCCGCATGGCGACCACGAAACCGACCCAGCAACTCCCGCCCGCCACGCTTCCGCCCTCCGATGCGGACGTGCTCCCGCTGGGTCAAGGTGCCACCGCGCTCCGCAAGCTGACGCTTGCCCAACTCTCCGACTACATCAAGGGCAAGCTTCCGTCCGTCACGAACGGCGCGGACGGCCGCACAATCCTCAACGGCACCGCCGCGCCTGTCGCGGCGCTTGGCGCGGATGGCGACTTCTACATTGACCACACCAACCCCTCGGAGCCCGTGCTTTACGGCCCGAAGGCCGGAGGCGCTTGGCCCGCGGGCGTGTCCATGGTTGGCCGGAGCGCTTACGAAATTGCGGTTGCCAACGGCTACGCGGGCACGGAAGCGCAATGGGTTGCCGATGTGCTGGACAACGCCACGGCGGCCGCCGCCGCGCAAGCGGCGGCTGAGGCGGCGCGGGATGACGCAATTGCGGCCGCCGCATCCGTTCCCATCATTGACGATGCGATTGCGGACACCGCCCCGGGGGCGGCGACCAAGACTCGTTCGGCGTCGAAGATTGGCGCGCTCATTTCGGCCGCCATTACGGCGCTGAGCCTTGGCACAGTCGCAACCCACAACGTCACGGAGTTCCCGCTCACGGTTGCGGACCGCACGGCAATGGCCGGGCACACGGCAACCGGCACCGTCTATTTCGACGGCTCCATGTGGGATTTGAAGGCGGGGACCAACCTTTCCGCCCAAGTTACGAGCGACCCCACCAAGGGCATCTATGTCGCGCCAACCACGGACACCTCCGGCGCGTCGGGCGCGTGGGTCCGGCGCACCAAAATCACGCATCCGTCCATGTTCGGCACGATTGTTGGCGACGAAGTTGCCGACGATTCGGCCACCCTCAATGCGTGGCTGGCCTTCGCGGCGGTAAACCGGAACTTCAAGCACATTGCCGCGGGCCTTTACGGCGTGGCGTCGGGGCTCATTTTGGACCCGGGCACCTTTGGCGTGGGCACGCTTGAGATTGATTGGAGCAACACGCGCATCACCGCGCTCGCCCCAATCTCCCGCTTGCTCACCATTCAGGACGCCAATAACGGCAAGTTCTCGGGTAGGCTCCACCTCCGCGGCACCGGCTACACCTCCGACGCCTATACGGCTTGGACGTGCGACACCGCCGTGTGGGGCAACAACATCAGCGCCTTCAAGTTTGACCATTGGTTCATTGAGGGCTTCGGCTACGCCGCCATTGAGAGCGAAAAGTCCTCAAACGATAGCGTCCATTGGGGCCGCATTGAAACGAAGCGCGTGGGCTCGGGTGCGGCACTGGCCTCGCGGAGCCTTTCGGCAAATTGGTCCGGAGCCACCCAATCGGGCGGCTACGGAAGCGTAGTGCAATATACCCAATTCACGGTTGACACGCTCCCGATTGCTTACGCTCAGTCCAACACCGCGAACGTCCCGGACCGCCAAATCCTCGTTGAAATCAACGGGCGGCCGCACTTCGTCAACTATATCGACCCGGCCACCAAGACTCTTCGCGTCTATCCGCAAGTCAAGACGGCGCTGTTGCCCGCCGGGACTTTGAAATATCACTATGGCGGCGCGCTCGTCCTTCGGGGCAGCGACAGCAACATTGACACATTTGAACAAATCTCGTGCGTTGCCGGTGGGTGCGCCCTTGAACTCTCGTGCCTCTACGGCGCCGCTGGCGGGATTGTCCACGCGGAGGCGTGCGGCTCAAACATGCGCATTGGCGCATCGCCGTCATCCGTCATGTGGGGCGCCCACATTGGGATGCGCTATTGCGAAGGCAATACCTTCAACCAAATCATTGTCAGTTCTTCCGCAACCGGCGTTTTCGTTGGCCCGGCGCCAGCAACAACGCCCGCGTCCAAGGACGTTGACACTTGCACGCCTCTCTCCAACCCATCAGGCGGCGAGGCGTATGTGGCGGAAGCGCTTTCGGGCATCACGAACGGCGCCGCCCAAGGGTTGCACTTCCGCACCAAGCGCTTCGTGCTCCAAGCCAACGAGGCGTTGGACTTCAATCAACCGGGCATGTTCCGCGGCAAGGTGTTTTACACCAGCAGCGTCACGGACACCGCCACGTTCACGCTCGTTGCGCCCGACGCGAATCTAAAGGCTCAATATGCCTATGACGCCGCGCAAGTCATCGTTGTTGGGCGCGGCACGAACGGCACCATTGCCGGTGCCGTCACGTTCACGGTGCCAACCACCGCTTACGCAAGTTGCACCACCACCAACGGCTCCGCCGTTGTCACGATGGCGTCAACCACTGGCCTGTCCGCGGGCATGCCCATCACGGGCACCGGCATCCCGGCGAGCACCACGATTCTGTCCGTGGACAGCGCAACGCAAATCACCCTCTCGGCCAACGCCACGGCCTCGGGGACCGTCACTCTTACGGTCACAAACTCCATCAACGGTGCCTATGCCAACCTCGTCTATGCGGGCGGCACGTTCACGGGACCAACCAATTTCGCCATCGTCAACACGGGCACCACCTCTTGGGTTATCTTCCCGGTCCCGCAAGGCGGAATCCCGGCGGGCAACATCGTAATCACGGGCTCGCTGTCCAGCAGCACGAACACCGCAGTTGGCTCAATCGCGGGCCAAGGCAAGTGGCTGTATAACAGCCTTTACGGTTCCGTCCTCCAAGGGAAGGGCACCACCTATGACGTGGCGTTCTTCAACAGCGGCGCCTCGCTCGTCATGGGCAACCCCACCGGGACGAAGGACGCGCGCTTCCAAGGCGCACTCACCTCCAACGGCGGCGCGCTGGGATACGCCACCGGCGCGGGCGGCACGGTCACCCAAGTCACGAGCAAAACCACCGCCGTCACGCTCAACAAGGTGTGCGGCCAGTTCACCACCACGGCGGACCCGATTGCCGCCGGGGCGACTGCCATCTTCCAAGTCAACAACTCCAACGTGGCGTCCACGGACACCATCTTGCTCAACCTCCAAAGTGGCCAAGCCACGATGGGCACATATAGCTATCGCATTGAGAAGGTGGCCGCGGGCTCGTTTACCGTGACGATTGAGAATCGGAGCGGCGGCTCGCTTTCGGAAGCGCTCGTGTTCAACTTCACCGTGTTCAAGGGAGTCAACGCCTAATGGCGCGCCACCTCCACCGCGACTATCACACCGCCTATTGCGGGCTGGACGCTTCGCACATTCCGATGACCTATGAGGAATCGGAGGCCGATTGCGCTTCGTGCCTTGAGGCGGCCGCGCAAGCCAAGGCTGAGGCGGAATTGGCGGAGGCTGAGGCGGAAGAGGCTGTTACTGAGCCGGACAAATAGAGCGGAGCGTTTCCGCCCATTTGCTTCTTCCCGCCCAAGTGAGGTGCACGCCATCCCACGTCATCGGAGTCGACGGCGGCTTGATATAGCCGCGCTCGCCGGAAAGTTGCGCGTTCATTTCCCGCACGCGCTCCGCTGAAAAGGCCGGATTCTTCTGTGGCTCAATCGGCCAAACGCCCATGATGTAGGAGCCGGGCGCGCGTAAGGCGCGGTAGCTGGCGCTCCACTTTGCGATGTCGAAGGGCCGCTTGTTGGCCGCGTTGTTCACCCCAAGGGCATAGACCACGATTTTGGGCTTCAACTGTTGGACTAAGTAGGGCGCGAGCCCCCTCCAATCTTCAATCGTGGTCCCGGCAATCCCGGCGTTGAACACCGGGAGCCCGCACAAGATGTCAATGTGCTCAGCCTCCGTGATGCTGTCGCCAATCAGGAGGACGCCGCCCTTTGGTGCGGTTGGCGCATCGCGGAGGATTTGGACACGGAGTTCGGCGGGCGAGGGCTTGTCCAAGTGCCACACGCCCGCACCAATCGCCGCCAGCGCGGCAACGCCGCAACCTATTTGAACGCCAACATGCACGAATCGGCGCCTAGCATATCGCGCCAGCGCCACTCAACCCGCCTCCCCGGACCGGCCGGGGGCGTCCATCAAGGGCATGCGAGGGCCAGCCGGAGGCGCCACAAGCTTTTTGGCACTGTGACCCACTAGGCGCGACCACCGCGGCCCCGGCCCTCGCTACTTTCTTCCACCGGCTACCGAACCGGCCCCGCGTTAGGGAACTGAAACGGGCATTGTTGCGGCATGAAAAAGCCGCGCTTTGTCATGTCCGTTCGGGACGCCCTCGGGCTTCACTCCGTCAAGGTCCACGTCCTCATGACGGGGCTGGCCACCTACCTCATGGCCATCAATGAGGCCGCGCTCCCGCTTCTTAACGCGCTCCCGCCGGAAATGCGCGCCAAGATGCCTTATGCGCTCGGGCTCATCATCCTCATCGGCGGTGTTGCCGCACGCATGATTGCGCAGCCGGACCACCCGGCGAGCGCCGCGAGCAATGGCCAGTAACCCGCCCACCCCGAAGGCGCCCAAAAAGACGCTCGTGGCCATCCTTGGCGCGGGCGCCGCGGCGATGCTCATGACGGCCGTGCCGCGTGAGGAAAGCGGCCGCACCGTCCACGCCACGGTGACGGCGGACGGCCACGTTGCGCTCAAGCACATTTCCGGCCGCCAGTATCTCGCCGCCTACAAGGACGTGCTCGGCATCAACACCGCGTGCGACGGGCTCACCCGCGGCCCGGACGGCAAGCCGCTCAAGGGCAACGAACGCTTCACTGAGGCTCAGTGTGACGCGATGCTTGAGGCCGAACTCGTGGACTCCGCCAGCCACGTCATGGCGTGCACGCCGGGGCTTGAGGGGCACGATGGCCCCAAGGTCGCGTCCGCGTTGCTCGCGCATAACATCGGCTGGCCCGCCTATTGCCGCTCAAGCATCCGCGCGCGCTTCAACGCGCACGATTATCCCGGCGGGTGCTCCCGCTTCCCGCTCTATGACAAGGCGGGCGGACGCCACCTCCCCGCCCTCAAGGCGCGCCGGAACCGGGAGAAGTTCATCTGCATCACCGGAAGGCTTCCTTATGCTGCCTAGTTGGCTTCTCAAGCCGTTCGTGGCCCCGCTGGCCATCGCTATCGCCGCGCTTTCGCTCATCGGCAACGTAACGCTGGGCGCAAGTCTCTATTTCGAGAAGCGCTATAGCGCGAAGCTGGAAACGCGCGTCACGGACCTCACCACCAACAACGGCATCCTCAAGGCGAACAACGCCACGCTCAAGGCGGCCGTGGTCACGCAAAACGCGGCCGTGGACGGCCTTGCGGCGGCGGCACAGGCGTCGGCCGCGAGCGCCAAGGCCGGACAGGCGGCCGCCGAAGTTGCCGCCTCAGCGCTGGACAACAACGCCAAGGCGCTCGGCAAGCTGGCACCGCCGCCTCCGGGCGCGGACCGTTGCGCCGCGGCCTCTCAGCTTATCCGCACCACTCTCGCCGGGGAGCATGCCAAGTGAAGCGTTTTGAAGGATTCGGAGGATTCATCCTCAAGCTTGGCGCGGCCATCGGCCTCATCGCCACCGTGGGCGCATGCGCTCATGGCCCGAAGCCCGAGCCCGCCGTCCAGACGGTTGAGGTGAAGGTGCCCGTGCCCGTGCCGTGCAAGGCTGAGGTGGACGTGCACGACTCCTATTCGGATGGGCTCGCGGAGTTCACTTCCGACATTTGGGAACAAGCGGTGGACCTTCTCACCGGCCGGGACGAACGCGCGGCGGACATTGAACGCCTCAAGGGCGCTGTCACCGGATGCGGCGGGACTGTGAAGTGATGGAGCCGGGAGTCGTTACAGCGGGCGGGCTCGCGCTCGCCCTCATCGGAACGGTGGCCGCATGGGCCATCCGCATCAACAAGGGCGAGGAAGCCCTCAAGCTGGCGAAGGACGCCAAGGAGTCGGCGGACGCGGCCAAGGCCGAACTCGCCAACTATAAGGTGCACGTTGCGGAAACCTACGTTTCGCACACCAACTTGGCGGAGTTGGAGCGGCGCCTTACGGACAGCATCAAAGCCGTTGGCGACCGCCTTGAAAGGCTATTCCACCCTACCCCTCCGGCCCCATAACGGACAGTGAACCGGCCTCTTCGGCCGGACACATCCGGCCCACGGTCGCGGCATCCGAAGCCACCCCGGAGGCCCATGAAAACGCCAGCCATTGACCCCGCGTTGAAGCGGTTTGCTACGGCGCGCCAAGCGGAAATCATTGACGCTGTAATTGAGCACGGTGGCGTAAGCGCCGCCGCCCGGGCGCTAGGCCGCTCCCACGGAACGATTGGCAACACGCTTGCGGCCGTTCGGGAGAAGCACGCCGCCGCCGCCCGGTCCAAATCTGCCGCCAACCTCCCGCCGGTAACAGCCCGGCCGCGGTCCGGCACGCTTCGCTTCATCCTCACCGCCGCCCAAGACGAAACGCCGGTGGACATGCGCTTCTTCGGCAACTTGCTCGCCTACGCGGCGGACATTGGCGCCGAAGTGAAGGTGGCGGGCTTCACCTATCAAAAGGGCCTCTTTGAGGACCACGCCACGCGCACCGGCTTCTTCGCGGAAGCCGTGCGGCCCTACCTCACGCACGAAAATGAGTGGTGCGGCCCGCTACTCTTCGCCGCCAAAATGAACATCCTCCCCACGGCCGTCCGGCCGCTGAGCGGGTTGGAAACCTACAGCCGGGGCTCGTGGGCGGTGTTCCCGCACGCGAAGGTCCAGTTGGTGAGCGTGCCCTCGCTCCCGGGGCGCCATCCGGCGATGGTCATGACCACCGGCGCCGTGACGCTCCCAAACTACATTGAGAAGAAGGCCGGGCTCAAGGCGGAGTTCCACCACCAAATCGGCGCCGTCATCGTTGAGGTGGACGGAGCGGACCGCGTGTTTTGCCGCCAGCTTGGCGCTGGGCCGGACGGTAGCTTCCAAGACTTGGACGCCGTGGTGAGCAACGGGGTTGTGACCCGCGGCCACCGCATCGAATCCATGACGGCCGGGGACCTCCACATTGAAAAGGGCGACCCGCTCATCTTCCTCAAGGCGTTCGGCTATGACCTCGCGCGCCAGCGCATCGTTAGCGCGGACTCGCTCATCCACGCGCTCCGGCCGCGCTCCATCGCGTGGCATGACGTGTTGGACTTCCAAGCGCGCAACCACCACCGGCGCGCGGACCCGCACTTCGCCTATGAAATGCTCGTGAGCGGCCGGGACGGCGTGGAGGCTGGCGTCATCGGCGCGGCGCGCTTCCTCGGCGCGATGAGCGAAGTTGAGGACTGCGAATCCGTTGTGGCCGCGTCCAACCACCACGACGCGCTCACCCGGTGGCTCCGCGAGGCGGACCCGGTGCGCCATGACCCGCTCAACGCCCGCTATTGGTGCGAACTGCAAACGGCCGTCTATCGGGCCATTGAGCGCGGTGAGCGGCACTTTGACCCGTTCCGCCACGCTGTTGCCCAGCAAGAGCCCGAGCGCATGCGGCGCATCACCTTCGTGCCGCGCAACGGCTCCTATGTGGTGTGCCGGGCGGCGGGCGGCATTGAGATTGGCATGCACGGTGACGAAGGCCCGAACGGCGCCCGCGGCTCCGCGCTCGCGCTCACCCGCGTGGCCACCCGCATGAACATCGGGCACGCCCATAGCGCGAGCATCCTTGATGGCGTCTATACGGCCGGGCTTTGCGGGCTCATGGACCAAGGCTACAATTCCGGCCCCTCCGGTTGGTCGCACACCCAAATCGTCACCTATCCGAACGCCCGGCGCACGCTCGTGACGTTCATTGACGGGAAGTGGCGCGCGTGAAGTGGCTTTGCGCCTTGCTGGGCCACCGGCTCCGGCGGCGCGAGTTGCTTTGGTGCGGCCGCGTCTCGCGGCTTTGGCGCTGGCGGTGCCGGTGCGGGCTCAAGCACGAGGTCCGGCGCCAATCGTTACGGAGGCGTGGGCCATTGCACCGGGCTATTGCCGCTCCCAAGCCGGGAGCATAGCGGAAGGGCACCGGCGCGGCGGGGCGTGCGTAATCCCCCCGCTCAGCGGGCACGGCTGGCCAGCTTCTTAGCGTGGGTTGCGCCGGTGGCACATCCGTTAATCCGTTGACAGCACACCGGCCGTCCGTTAGGGCGATTCGGGTTGGCTTCCCCACCACCGCGGGGAGGCGGAGAACTTGGAACGAAGGGGATTCGACCCCGGCCCCGCAAGGGTATCGCCAAGGCAAACGCCGGGATGTGTTCCGGCGGCCGACATCCGGCCGGGATGGCAAGGCTTCACCGCCGACTCTCCCGGCCGGAAAATGCAGTTCGGCACGCGCGAGCGTGCCCATGAGAGGTGGAGGACGCCGGTTCGAATCCGGCCCGCGGCTTGCCGCGGTAGCGCAGTCAGGACGCGCGCCACCATTCGGGAGGTCGCCGGTTCAAATCCGGCCCGGGCGGCTTCGGCCCGGTAGCTCAGTCCGGTAGAGCGCCCGCACCTCTCACGAGACTTGCCCGAAGGTTTGGTTAGGCGGGCACGGGGGAGTTGACGCGGTGCGGACACGGCGGCAATTCCCCCTCATCTTTTAGCGGCCGCGCGCGAGGCCGCACCGGGGCGCCGCGGGGCTCGGGGACTGTAACGCTCGCGGCGCCCCATTTCATGGTCCGTTGACTCCGTTACGGTTCCGGCGCATCTTCCGTTAATCGATTCGGCTCCGGCGGGAGCGACGGCACCGGCACGTTGAGGCCGGTGTGGCCCGCCAACGCTAACGATGGAGGATGTTATGCTGGACCGCTAAAGGCTTCGGCCTCACTTAAACCTCAAGAGATTCATCAGATAGCTTTGACCCCGCCCCGGCCTTCCCCTCCCCTTTGAGCCGCGGCGGGGTCATCCATTTAGAGGGTTTCAAGCAATGTCGCGGAGGGGGATTGGCAGGGGGATTGGAAAGCCGATTTAACGGTTTTCCTCTCGGAGAGTTCGACGGAAGCCCTCTCCACCATTATCCGTTGCCAACCGTTGCCAGAAAGCGCCTAAGTTACCGGCGCACATAGGAAAATCCATTCATCTTGTGCCGGACGATGCCACCGGATGCCACGCAATTTCCGTCATGTAGGGGGATGGTGAGGGGGATTGACGAAAAGCCAACCCCCCTATAGGTGCCAAGGACCGGCAATTAGCAGGGTGTCCGCATGCGTGTTTCCAAGGCTCAAATGGCCGCCCTCCGGTGGCTCAAAAGCAACGGAGGACTCACCGTTCCGAACATGAACATGCACGGAAGGGCGCGGGAGTGGCCGCAAACGCGGACTCTGCGGGCGCTCGTGGCCAAGGGCCTCGCGGACTTTGAGCAAGGCGAAACAGAGTGGACCGTCCGGCCGAACTCGGCGGGCGAAGCCGCAATGGCGGAGGCCGCCTAATGCGCGTCAAGGTCCTCAACCAACTGTCCGCCCGCAAGGTGGACACCATCAAGACGCCGGGGCGCCACGCGGACGGCGGCGGCCTCTACCTCATCGTGACGAAGGCGGGGACCAAATCGTGGCTCTTCCGCTATCACTACGGCGGCAAGCGCCGGGAGAAGGGCTTGGGGTCCATCGGCACCGTGACGCTCAGCGCCGCCCGGGACAAGGCGGCGATGCTCCGCACGCTCATTGATGAGGGCAAGGACCCCATGGAGCACCGCGACATCCCGGCCGACAACCCCAGCTTCGGCACGATGGCCACCGCGCTCATCGCGGAACTTGAGCCCGGGTGGAAGAACGACAAGCACAAGTGGCAATGGCGCCAAACGCTCGAAACCTATTGCGCTCCGATTTGGAACCGGCCGGTGGCCACCATCACCACCACGGACATCGTGGACATCATCCGGCCGATGTGGACGGAGAAGCGTGAAACGGCCATGCGGCTCCGCGGCCGGATTGAGAAGGTGTTGGACGCGGCGAAGGTGAAGGGCCACCGCACCGGCGACAACCCGGCGCGCTGGCGCGGCCACATTGAGTTGGTCATGCCGAAGAAGAAACGCGGGGAGGCGTCCGTGCGCCATCATCCGGCCATGCCCGCGGACCAAGTGCCGGACTTCGTGCCCGGGCTCCGCTCGCGCGTGAGCACGGCGGCACGGGCCTTGGAGTTCCTTATCCTCACCGCCGCGCGCACCACGGAAGTGCTCAAGATGACGTGGGGCGAAGTGGACATGGAGGCCCGGCTTTGGACGGTCCCGGCCGAACGGATGAAGATGGGCAAAGAGCACGTTGTCCCGCTAAGCGAGCCCGCGCTTGCGGTCCTCCGCGCCATGGCCATGTTCGGCACGAAGCCGGAGGCGCCGGTGTTCCCCAATCGGGACGGCGAGCCGCTGAGCGGCATGGCGATGGAAATGACCCTCCGGCGGATGGAGTGCGATGAGTTCACCGTCCACGGCTTCCGCTCCACCTTCCGCGATTGGGCTGGGGACCGCACAGACTTCCCGCGGGACATCATTGAAATGGCGCTCGCGCACGAAGTTGGGAGCGAGGTTGAACGCGCCTATAGGCGCGGCACCGCGCTCGCCAAGCGGCGGGAACTCATGGAGGCGTGGGCGGCGTTCGTCACCGGCGCTTGACACCCGGCAAAAAACCGGCTCTAAGAGGAACACCCAAGGGCCAACGGCCCACCGATTCGGGAGATAGGGAACATGATGATTGAGGCACGCATTGAGTTTGACACCCACGCCTTCGCTTCCAAGCTGCGCACGGCGGGCTTCGATGAGGGACAGGCGGCGGCCGTCACTTATGCTATTCGGGACATTGCCATGAGCAACGTAGCCACGAAGAACGATGTAACGAACGCGGTGCACTCCATGACGCTGCGCTTGGGCGCGATGCTCGCGGGTGCCGTGGCGGTGTTGGGCGTGGTTATCGCGGTCGCGCATTAGACAATCCGGGAGGGCTTCGGCCCTCCCCTTCACCGGGCCTCCGGCCCACCACATGGGAGAGTGAAATGACCAAATGCGAATATGGCATCCCCAGCAAAACGCTAGACCGCAACCCGCGAGTGAAAGCCTATGACTCGGCCGGGACGGATGACGGCGTGCGAATCGTGACGCTCGTGCGAGGCTTCGCCTTTGAGGACGCGGCCGCGAACAAAGGCGATGACCCGGAGGGCCGGTTGGCGCTCCACTCCAAGGGCTTTGAGACGGTCGCGGAAGCGGTGGAGGCGATTCGCTTCGCTCAGCCGTGCAAGTGCGGCCATTGCTTGGGGAGGGTGTGATGGACCGCGCCGCCATGAACGCGCTCGTGATGGCCACGCCATCGCGGGCGTTCCGCGAGGAACTTGAGTTCCAGCTTTGGGGAGTTGACGGCCGGGAATATGCCTATGACCCCGTTTTCGCCCTCTTTGACATTGAAGAGCGCAACGAAGGCGCGGACGGCAACCGGACGCTCTTGCGCGAGGCCCGCCGCCTTCTCATCGCCATTGGCTTCTATCGGCCCATGACGGAGGCCGACATCCGCAACACATGGGTGTCCAGAGGAACCAAGTGGGCCTTCAAAATGGACGGCACACCCTATGAGGCGGTTGCTCCGGCTGAAACGTGGTGCAACCCTACGGCGGAGGATGCGGCGCCGTGGGAGCATGCGGCGTGACCCTCCGCACGAAGTGGATGGACCCGGACTTCCGGCCGCGGCCGAAAACGGACCACTTTTGCGTCATTTGCCAGCGCGACCTAAAGCCGGGCCAGCCTCACCGCATCGTGCGCTTCAACCTCAACCATTTTGAGGCCATCCACCCGGACGATTGGCCCGCGGCGCCGGAGGCCGATGAGGCACCCATTGGGAACGATTGTGCCCGGCGGCTGGGCTTGGAGTGGTCTAGACCCTCAACACCGCCTTGAACTCATCCGGGAGGATGCAGTTGGGCGGCGCATCGGCAAAGAACGGCGCGATGTCCTCCGGCCGGTAGCCCGCGAGCCCGCACCCCACGGCTGTCACTTCAAACTCATTGCCCGAGCAAATCCGGGCGTGCTCAAGGAAGCTTTCGACGTGAAGCCGGATTTGGTCCAGCGGCAACGTGCGGAGGTTCGCGTCCTTCGTCGGGATGGCATAGGACTGCGGACCAGCTAACCCGCGCGCAGCCATGTGGCCCTCGCCTACGCCATAGATGGCGCCGTGATGCCTGATGGCGTGGAGCGCCGCGCCCTTGCCATGGCGCCCGGCAAGATTGGAGCCGAATACAAAGACGCGGCTCATGGCGCCGGGAGCCTCAGCGTAACCGGCCACCCCTCACCGGCGAGCCACCGCGCGACACGTTCGCGCGCCTCCGGCGGGTGGTTGCGAAGGTGGCCAAGCGGGTCATAGGCGTCGGCGCCGAAAAACACGTTCTTCGTGATGCGGACGATGGCCGCCATTTGGTGGCGGTCCACCTCCACCGCGCCAGCGGTGAGCGCGAGCGCGCGCTTGGATTGGCAAATGTCATAGTGCGGGC